AAAGAAGACATACCTCAACTAACTCATGTTATACAAAGTTATGATACAGCGTTCAGTAAAAGAGAGACGGCGGACTTTAGTGCAATAACAACATGGGGCGTATTTAAACCCGTGGAACACGGACCATTTAATATCATACTTCTTGGTATGAGAAAAGGCAGATGGGATTTCCCTGAATTAAAAAAGATTGCTTTAGATGAATATAAATACTGGGAACCCGAAACAATCTTGATTGAAGCGAAAGCTTCTGGTATGCCCTTAACACAGGAGCTACGTCAAGTAGGAATTCCTGTAGTAACTTATACGCCTAGTAAGGGCAATGATAAGCATGTACGTGTAAACTCCGTGGCTCCTATTTTTGAAGCGGGACAGGTATGGGCTCCTGACGAACGTTGGGCTGAAGAAGTTATTGAAGAATGCGCCGCTTTCCCTTATGGTGAGCATGACGATTTAGTCGATTCAACAACACAAGCGTTGTTGCGTTTCAGGCAAGGGAACTTCATACAATTAGAATCAGATTATGTGGATGAACCTAAACTAATTGTAGGCGGCGGCAGAAGTTATTATGGCTAGAAAAGAAGGTTTAAAATATATTTTTTCAAAAGGAAAAGAACTTAAAGATGATTTAATTGATGAGTTTGGTGAGTATCTTGAAACAGGAGAAGATTTTTTTAAAAAATTAGGTGGTAAAACAGACACTGTTACAAGAAATGCTTTAGTAAATAAGTTTAATAGACAAGCTGATCTTTCTGGTGCAAAAAGCTCAACTCAAAAAAGAGGTATAAAACAACAAGCTTCTAGAAATAAATTACTTAACGAAGTAAATGAAAGAAGAAATAAACAATTAATAAAATATCTTGATGAAGATCCTGTTTTTGAAGATGCTTTAATGCAAGCAGATCAATTAAGAAATAACATTAAACAGGGAAAAGGGTATAAATATTTAGAAGGATACGAAGATTTTTTAAAAAACTTTTCTCAAATTTACAAAAATAAAACTTTAGATAAAAAATCTTTTGATAAATTTAATATACTTTTTCAAAATCTTTTTTTTGAAGGTTCAAGACCTGCACAATTACGCAAAATGGAAAAATCCATGGTTGATTTAAATTTGCTTAAAGAATCAGATATTATTTCTGCTCAAGACAGTGTAAAAATCTTACAAGATAAAGGCATTAACATGAGAGGTTTTACTCAAGGAGGTCAAAACCCAGCTCACATGTATGATTTTTTGCGTGAAGAAATAGCAAATGTATCAAAAAAATATAGAGAAGATTTTATTAAAAAGTATGGAGAAGAGCCATTAGGTAGAAATTTTACAAGGCAAGGTTTTTTTGATTATGTAAAAAAAGAAAGTTCTTTTTTAAATAGTTATTTTGATCAGATGGGATTAGCTAGAGGAGAAGGTGTTGATACTTCAAGAGATCTTAGAGAACTAAGAACATTATTTGATGATGCTAAAATTGAATACCCAGATTCAATAGGAGAATTTGATCCTGGAAGTATATCTACTCTTAAATCAAAAAGGTCGTCTGACTATATAGCTGACTATGAACCAGGCGGAGTAAGATGGAGTGATGGTACTGTCATTAAAAAAGGTAGTGATTTAGAAAAAACAATAAGAGGTTTTAAAAGAGATGTTTTACAATTTGTTCCCGTTGGAGATAATACTTTAATGGTTAATACAAATTTAGATAATCAAATAAGTAGAATGATTAATAAACAAGTATTACAAGGTGTGGATCCTTTAAAAGCAGCCAATAACGTAGGCAAAGTTTTAAAAAATACAGACCCTAAAAAAATGTCTGCTCTTTCCAATTTATTAAATCAAAAACAAAAAATATCTGATAGAATAAAGTTAGCTAGAGAAAAAGGATTAACTAATAATATCATAGATGATGTAAGTTTAGCACATGTTACCGACGTTGCAGATGATTATAGATTAGGATTAGAAATTGATAATTTGTTTCTAGCGCCTTTAAAAGCTAATACAAAACAATATACTTTTTATGATAAAGCATTAAGACAATTACAAGGTAAATTACAATCAGGTGTTTCTGATCCTGCTATGTCAGTTGATATTACAAGGCAGATAGATGACCTTGGTAAACAACTTGAAGCTGAAGGTATAGTTACAGACGTTGGATATGGTAGAGTAGGTAAAGCTAGATCAGCAGATGATGTTACAAAAATGTATGATGAACAACTTGATTTTTACATGGCACAACCTGAAGATAGACTCTATACTGCAGACATGAATAAAAGAATTCAAGAAGGAGCTCAAGGACCTGGTTTTGCAAAAGGTGGAGAAGTAGACGAGGAAACAGGACAACCAATACCTGATATATCTATAGAGTTTGGCGGCGATGAAAATTTTGGGCAAGGAGCAGTAGGTGGATTTACTCCCCCTGAACCTGTTGCAGATACTGAAGAAGATATAGGAATTGGCGAGTATCTAACAGATGCTTATACTAATGTAGGTGATAGTGTAAATGAATTTACAGAGGGTAATATGTATAGATTATTACCAAAACTTATATCCAAAGGTTTGAGTTCACCAGGAGATTATGCTGATTCTGTATTGTCTAAAGTAGATGACTATAATGAAATGATAGACCAAGAGGCTAGAAGAGAAGGTTCTGGTGCTGCCCGTGATGAAAAGATGGATGATCAAACAAGTAAGTTTGCTCAAGCAATGGCTAATCCAGTAATAGCTGGAGCTAAAGTTTTTGATTTCATAACAATGCCTTTGCAAAAAGGATATGAGAATATGTTTTCTGATGATGATTCTATTTACATTCCTTTCTATGGTGAAATACCAGCAGATACAAATTTTAAAAAAGCAGTTGCGGCAGGAGCTACTGTAGGATTAACAGTGTTAGAAGTAGCGGCTTTATTTAGCCCTGCAGCGATAGCGAGACTAGGAGCTTTATCAACTCCAAAGATTGCAGAAATTATGGCTAGACATTCTGGTAAAATATTAACAACTGCATTAATTGGTGGCTATGAATTAAAAGATCCTTTTATATTTGGTGAAGGAGGAATAATAGATGGAATAGCAGGTTTCTTTCAAGACAATGAAGATGTAGGTGCAGAAGCTGAAGATGATTTAAACAGAGAGATACAAAAAGAAGAACAACGAAATGTTGAAGGTAATCAATTAGAATATGCTGAGGGTGGAATGGTAGATCCTTTACCACCAGAGTTTACAGGAGAATATGCTGAAACTAAATTAGCCATGGGCGGTGATCCAGGACAGTTTAGTAACCCAACGCCATCAGGTTTAGAAGAAGAGATTGACGTGGGCGATTATTTATTGGATCCTGCTTACGAATCAGTTCAAGACTTAGATAATATATTTGATATTACCAGACAGGCAGAAGATGCGTTTGAAACAGACGGCGGCTTTCTAGATGATCAAGCTGTTGAAGTAGCAAGCAGAAAAGAAGGTCTTAAATATATTTTTGGTGAAGTACCTAATTGGGTCAGACAGGGTAAAGAAAGAATTCAAATGGGTGTCGAAAAAATTTTGCCTAAAACAGGAGATGAACTTGAACAGAGTCTTTTAACAAGAGCAGATGAAATAGATCAGGGTTTAACACCAATAACAAAATCTCAGCCAGGACAATTATTTTATTCAAAGTTAGAAGCAGAATTAATGCAAGGACCAAAAGAATATAAAGATGTAGAAGCTTTTAAAAAGTATTATCAATCACGTAACATACCAAAGATAGAAATTATTGATTCAGAGTTGGAGAGAATAATTGAAGGAGCAACAAAAGCAGGTCAACCTATTTCAAGAGAACTGGTTTTAGGTGCCCTTAAAGAATCACCAATACGATATGTACAATCAAAGGGGTATGGATTTTTATCAGATGTTTTAGATGGGCAACAAAGAGGTTTAAAATATTCAGGATATAAAGAATATGGCGCAATACCAAACACCGACAGAGAACGATTATTGTTTATTGATCCGAATGACTTGCGCGGTGATCCAGGAAACTTACCTCCTGGTATATCTCCACATGATTGGGAAGAACCATACACGATTGCTTGGTCGCGGCTCTCGGACCGTCAACTAGGTGGTAAGTTTACAGGCAAGACAACAACGTTCGCTGATGAAATTCAATCAGATATTTTTCAAGCGGCACAGAAAACAGCAGGTAGATTATCCGCAAAAATAAAATACATGGCACAAAACAATGTTCCGTTAGACACGATCAACAATGAATTACAAAGGGACATGATGACGTTCTTCGCGGACAAAGGAACAGTGTATAGAGAAAGCTTACCAGGCAGTGCACAATTACAAAAAGAATTACAAGCGTTAATGGGTTTACAGGATCAACTAACAGCATTGAAGAATACACCTGTACCTGAGATTACAGATGAGATGTTAGAAGCAGCACAAAAAGTTCGCTATCAACAATCTGATATTATTGACAACATGACAGAAGAACTAAACTTACAATTAGTTAAACAATTGTATCCAAATCTACCATTTAAATTACGTGGGCAGTGGGCCGATGCAAGTATTAAACGAGACATCTACGAAGCAGCATATCGTAAGTTTGTTTTAAAAGATCCAGGTGCTACAGACTACTATGCAGTAACACCAGCTAATTTAGTAACGAAAAGATATAGCCACTCAGGATCATCAGCAACATCGCAAGCAGATAGAGTTGCTGATAAAGATGCAAGAATAAAAAGATGGGTAGATGGTGGTATGCAAGGTGATGTAGCTCCGTCTCAATATCCTGGTATTGGTATGTATGAGTTCTATGGCGGACCTGGTGCTGATGTTGTAACAGACACAGGCAAACATTATACCAGTGAAATAGAAAAGATAATGAAACGTATTGCAAAAGAAAATAATGTAAATCTTGAAGTGTTACCAGTTAGGGTAGGCGATCAACAAAAAGAAGTGTTTAACGTTGTTAACAGAGAAACAGGAGAAATACTTGGGACAGGAAATACAGGTAGACAAGCAGATGCTATCGCCAATGATATTATTGATAATTCTGATATAAAGGTTATAGTAGAGCGCGCTAACCAATTTGACACCGCTGATAGTTTCGGTATAGAATTAACGCCTGAAATGGCGGAAGCATTTAAAGCATACATGGCCAAAGGCGGTTATGTACAAGAGGAGATAGTTAGACCTTATGGCGATTGATAAAAGAATTTTACCTGACATTGCTGATGACGATCCACGTCAAGAAGCCTTAGTAGTTAACATTGCAGAAGATGAAATAGGATCAAACGTTTCTATGATGGAAGACGGATCTGCTATTATTGGCGATGTATCGGAACCAATGGAAGAATCATTTGATTCAAACTTAGCTGAATTTATTGATGAACAAGAATTAAATATAATATCGTCGGAACTTCTTGAGAAGTATCAACAAGATAGATCTTCAAGAGACAAGTGGGAAAACTCTTACAGAAAAGGATTAGACTTACTTGGATTTCAATACAATGAAAGATCAGAACCATTTCAAGGTGCAAGCGGTGTTACACATCCACTATTAGCAGAGAGTGTTACACAGTTTCAAGCACAAGGATACAAAGAATTACTACCTGCGGGTGGACCAGTAAGCACACAAATTATTGGTAAATCCGATCCAGCAAAAGAAGAACAAGCAGAACGTGTAAAAGAATTTATGAACTATCAGATTACTCACGTTATGGAAGAGTATGATCCTGAGTTAGATCAGATGTTATTTCACTTACCTCTTGCAGGTTCAGCATTTAAAAAAGTTTACTATGATGCAGGCTTACAACGAGCTGTATCTAAATTTATATCAGCAGATGATCTAGTCGTTCCTTACTCTGCAACTGATTTAACATCATGTGAAAGAATTACTCATATTGTAAAAATGAGTGAGAACGAAGTTAGAAAACAACAGGTAGCTGGTTTTTACAGAGATATAGATCTTGAATATACGGAAAAAGAAGATCGTATATTAGAAAAGGAAAGAGATATAGAAGGAGTTCAAAAAGTCGGTCAAGAAGATGAATACACTCTTTTAGAAATACACGTTGATTTAAATATTCCAGGTGTAGATGAAGACGATGGTATTAAAGTTCCATACATAGTTACAATAGATGAAGGCACGTCTGAAGTTCTTTCTGTTTACAGAAATTACAAAGAAGATGATCCAATTAAAAAGAAAAATAAATATTTTGTTCATTATAAATTTTTACCAGGATTAGGTTTTTATGGCTTTGGTCTCATACATATGCTTGGTGGTTTATCAAGAACAGCAACCGCAGCTCTTAGACAATTAATTGATGCAGGAACATTATCTAATTTACCAGCAGGATTTAAAGCAAGAGGTTTAAGAATTGCTGATGATGATTCACCTTTACAACCAGGTGAGTTTAGAGATGTTGATGCACCGTCTGGTGATCTTCGTGCGGGGCTTATGCCTTTACCTTACAAAGAACCAAGTCCAACATTATTTCAGTTATTAGGTTTTGTTGTTGAGGCAGGAACTAGATTTGCAACTGTAGCTGATCAAAAAATTGGTGATAGTGTAGCAGCAAATGCACCTGTTGGAACAACGATGGCATTAATGGAACGTGGCACAAAAGTCATGAGTGCTATTCATAAAAGATTACATTATGCACAAAAAACAGAATTTCAAATATTAGCAAAGTTATTTAAAGAATCTTTAGCTCCTGGTTATCCTTACAAACCAGCAGGACAACAAGGTTTGGAGATGATCAAACAACAAGATTTTGATGATCGCATTGATGTTTTACCTGTATCTGACCCTAATATATTTTCTATGTCTCAACGTGTTACGTTGGCACAAACACAACTACAATTAGCACAGGCTAATCCTCAAGCACATAATATGTATGAGGCTTACAGAAGAATGTATGAAGCATTAGGTGTAAAAGATATTGTAAGTATTTTACCGCCACCTAAACAACCACAGCCAATTGATCCTGGAATGGAGAANTCACAGGCAATTATAGGTCAAAAACTTCAAGCATTTAGAGGTCAAAATCATATGGCTCACATTGATGCTCAT